CTATATCAATTATACTTGCATTTTACTAGGAGACACTATGTCAGACAAAACTTTCAACGGCGATCAAAAGATCAAACTCGTGCAAATCATCAACGAAGGCATGCAAGTCATGCATGAAATTGATACGTTAACTGGCGGCCTAAACGACACCATCAAGGCCATTGCTGAAGAATTAGAAATCAAACCAGCGGTGTTGAAGAAAGCCATTAAACTGGCACACAAAGCTGAATTTGGCAAAGCCAAACAAGATCACGAATTATTAGAAACTATTTTGGAAACTGTGGGCAAGACTCTTTGATATGAAAACCACTCTGGAGGTTGAAAACGGTACGCATTGGTCAGAAAGAAGACAAGCATATATGATTGCAAGATATGCAAATCCTCAATTGATTCCTTTTTACACGGATGTTTACAATCTCAAACCCGGGCAAACAGTATGGGACACATTTTATCAATCACCCCATGACGTCCAAGCCCTGGTGACTTATAAATCAAAAAATCAATATAGATTAGGAACCGGTTATATTATTGAATGTTGGGAAGGCGACAGTCCTCAGTTGGAAAATCTTATTTACAATAATAAAATCCCGCAATGGGTAACTATTTCACACGCAGTATTTCCAAATCATAAGAAAATAATAGATCCATATTATGTGCAATTGCATCCTGGATCATATTGTAATTATTATAGCAATTACAAGCAACAATACCAAATCAATGTTGTAACTGATCGAGGATTTAACTGTTTTTTAAACAGATTAGACGTTGTTAGACAATCTTGGTTGTATCAGTTGGTTCGGCACGATCTGTTTGATCATGGATATATTTCATTCAACATGAATATTCACCATGTCAAAGAAGAATATAAAAATTTGTCGGCACAGCAAATATTTCAAGCACAATTTGAACAATATCATTCCACTGTATTTGCTGAAGAACACAAAATTGCTCAACAACTTGTTCCTTACAGAAATTTTGATCCTGAGTCAGACCTGGATGACCTTATCATGCGATCAAAATTCAGCATGGTAGTAGAAACATATTTTGATGATAACAATGTGATTCAATTTACTGAAAAAACTGTGCGTGTGCTGAGACTACCAAGACCTTGGCTGTTGTTAGGACCAAAAAATGCAGTAAAACATTTGAAAACATGGGGATTTGATGTGCTAGATGATCTTGTTGATCACGATCAATATGACCAGTTAGACTCGCGTGTAGAACGTGAAACAGCGATATTGAATCTTTCAAAAACATTGTTAGAATTTGATACAGAAAAACATTGGCCGCGATTGAAAGCGGCCAGTGATCACAATTTGAAATTGTTAGACAGTTGGCGCCTGCGTACATTTGAATTTTATCTTATGGCCTGGCACGAAGCATTTACCAAAGCACATGAATTGGGCTATGTGTATCCACCGCCTGGACTGGTAACAATAAATGAAAGAATATGGGCCGACTAACTGTTACACATAAATATTTCTACGAGTCGCTTGCGTTACAAGCATGAATCACGGCCCACCGGCCATAAACGGAGAACAATGAGTTATATTGATGCGCTATTTGATCGTGAGCACGATCGCATACATGTGGTTGAACGCCGCAATGGTCAAAGGCAATACCGAGAGTATCCTGCCAATTACATATTTTACTACGATGATCCTCGCGGCAAGTTCCGCAGCATCTACGGAACGCCAGTAAACAGATTCAGCACACGCAACAACAAAGAATTCCGCAAGGAAGTGCGTGTGCAATCAGGCAAAAATCTTTACGAAAGTGATATCAATCCTATCTTTCGTTGCCTTGAAGAAAATTACAAAGACCAAGACGCTCCAGAACTGCACACAGCATTTTTTGACATTGAAGTTGCATTTGACAAAGATCGCGGATTCTCGCCAGTGGAAGATCCGTTCAACCCCATCACGGCCATATCTGTATACCTAGACTGGATGGATCAATTGATCACGCTGGCAGTACCACCAGCAGGATTGAGTTGGGCTACTGCACAAGAACTTGTTGCTGATTTTGAGAACACCATATTGTTCGACAACGAAGCTGACATGATCAAAACATTTTTAGATGTGATTGAAGATGCAGATGTGCTCACTGGATGGAATAGCGAAGGCTATGACATACCGTATACTGTTAATCGTTGTACTCGAGTGCTCAGCAAAGATGACACACGTAAATTTTGTTTGTGGGGACAGTTTCCCAAACCCAGAATGTTTGAACGATACGGCGCAGAGAATCAAACATATGATTTGATTGGTCGAGTGCATATGGACTATATGCAACTGTATCGCAAGTACACCTATGAAGAACGACACAGCTACAGCTTGGATGCCATTGGCGAACATGAACTGGGCGAACGCAAAACACAATTCGAAGGCACCTTGGATCAACTGTACAATCAACATTTTAAAAAGTTCATTGAATACAATCGTCAAGATACCATGCTGGTCAACAAACTGGATAAAAAGTTGCGATTCTTAGAACTGGCCAGCGAACTGGCACACGCCAATACTGTGTTGCTACAGACCACAATGGGTGCTGTGGCAGTAACTGAACAGGCCATCATCAACGAAGCACACGAACGCGGCATGGTTGTGCCCAATCGCAAACAACGTCTGGTAGACGAAGATACTCAAGCAGCAGGTGCTTATGTTGCATATCCCAAAAAAGGCATCCACAAATGGGTGGCATCTGTGGACATCAACAGTTTGTATCCCACTGCTATCCGTGCCATGAACATGGGTCCAGAAACTGTAGTAGGCCAGCTGAAGCAACACATGACTGATCGCGTTATCAAAGAACGCATGGCCAAAGGTGACAGTTTTGCAGCAGCATGGGAAGGACTGTTTGCCAGTCTAGAATACACCGCAGTGATGGAACAACAACCTGGCACTGAGATTACCATTGAATGGGAGTCTGGCGAAGAAACTGTGCATGGTGCAGCAGAAGTTTGGCACATGGTTTTCAACAGCAATCGTCCGTGGATACTCACAGCCAATGGTACTATTCTCACATACGAAAAGAAAGGTATCATTCCCGGCCTGCTGGAACGTTGGTACAGTGAACGTCAAGAAATGCAGGCCAAAAAGAAACAAGCAAAAGATGCCAAAGAAATTGCATTTTGGGACAAACGCCAGTTGGTCAAGAAGATCAACTTGAACAGTTTGTACGGTGCTATTCTTAACCCGCATTGTAGATTCTTTGACAAACGTATTGGACAAAGTACCACGCTCACAGGCAGAAGCATTGCCAAGCACATGGATGCATACATCAATGAATGCATCACTGGCGAGTACGATCACATGGGCAAAGCAATCATTTACGGTGACACTGATTCGTGTTATTTTTCAGCGTGGTCTGTATTGGAAAAAGAAGTTGCAGAAGGTCGCATGGAATGGAGTAAAGAAACTGCCATTGCATTGTATGACGGGGTGGCTGAACAAGTGAATGAAAGTTTTCCTGGTTTTATGGAACAGGCATTCCATTGCCCGAGAGACATGGGTAGCCTGATCAAAGCTGGTAGAGAGATGGTGGCAGACCGCACATTGTTTATCACAAAGAAACGCTATGCAGTAAACATCATTGATTTGGAGGGCAAACGTCTGGATGTGAATGGTAAAACTGGCAAGATCAAAGCCACTGGACTAGATCTTAAACGGTCAGACACACCCAAGGTCATTCAAGACTTTCTCAGCACTATTTTAACCGAAGTGCTTGCAGGAGCAGATCGAGATGCAATTATTGAACGTGTACGCAAATTCAAATATGAATTTATGGAGCGTCCAGGTTGGGAAAAAGGATCGCCCAAGCGTGTGAACAACTTGACCAAGTACGGCAAAGAAGAAGAACGACAAGGCAAAGCCAACATGCCCGGGCATGTGCGAGCTGCACTGAACTGGAACAATCTACGTAGGATGCACAGTGACAACTACAGTATGCAAATTGTAGATGGCATGAAAACCATTGTGTGCAAACTAAAAAACAATGCACTTGGGTGGACCAGCATTGGATACCCCACAGATGAGATGCATTTGCCGCAGTGGTTCAAGGACTTGCCATTTGACGACGGAGAGATGGAAGCCACTGTGGTAGATCAAAAAATTGACAACTTGTTGGGCGTGCTGAATTGGGATCTAGCCAGTGCTACCAACACAGAAAACACATTTACTAGTTTATTTTCTTTTGAATGACCATTACCGATATTGTAAAATTTAAAAACTTAATAGACAGCATGAATGTTGATCCTCAAGCTGTATACGTTGTACGACATTTTGAAAGCCTAGTCTATTACGTCAGTAGCAATGAGATACAATTGACCTCTGACATCCACAATCTAATGAAAGATTTTGGATTTGTAAAAAAAACCATTGGGTCGTTTGCACGATCATTTGCCAATGTGTCTGAATCTTTACAACACATGATTGAACAACAAGATCAATACCTGTACGAGCAAAGTGACCGATTGTACAAAGATATCTTGCCATCCGAAACAGTAGAACACATACTTGGTCGTAAGTTGCCGATTGACCAAGACAGTGAGAATATCATGCGGGCCCGTATAAAACAACGCGGTGACTGGCGTGTGCCTGGTATGATCATTCGACCAGGGATTGAATCGCATGTTGATGATATGGTAGCATTGGATCCGTTGTATTTGGTAGACAGCAATATAGACCTACTGGAACCTGCAAAACAACGTTATATTCCGGAATACCAACGTCGACTTCGACTGTACACCATCAATGACTACGCAGAAAAACCAATATTCAAAAGATTTCCTACCAACCAATTTGGGTTGATTTTTGCATACAATTATTTTAATTTTAAACCATTGCCTGTGATCAGTAATTATCTTGAAGAAATATTTCAACTGTTACGTCCTGGCGGGATATTGACGTTTACTTACAACAACTGTGATCAATGGCACAGTGTGGCATTTGCTGAGAAAGATCAAATGTGTTACACCCCAGGCAACAAACTAAGGAAAATAGCACAAGATCTTGGCTACGTGATAAACTTTGAATGTGATGGAATGTTAGATGCCAAATGGATAGAGCTACAGAAACCTGGCGAAATAACCAGCATAAGAGGCGGTCAGTCATTGGCCAAAATAGTTGCAGGTTAGTAAAAAAACCTATATACTACACACAATACAAGGAGATTAGTATGAAAGATTATTTGTTAGATTTAGTTGAACACACGTATGACCTGGGCTGTATCAGCTTGGTCAAGATTGTTGGTACTGATGCTGCTACCAGCATGAGTGGATTGGCTGAGGATTTGAGCGTGGTTGTGCAAGCGGATTTTAAAAATCCTGTGGCCGACTTTATTGGCACTTTTGGCATGCCCAATCTTGGTAAACTCAAGACCTTGATCAACTTGCAGGAGTATCGTGAAAACGCCACACTGACCATTACCAAGCGAGCCGATGGCGAGCCAGATGGCATCAACTTTGAAAACAAAGCTGGTGACTTCCGTAATACCTATCGCTTTATGGCCAGTACAATTGTGAATGACAAACTCAAGACAGCCAAGTTCAAAGGTGCCACATGGCATGTGGAATTTGAACCTACCAATGCTGCTATACAGCGATTGAAATGGCAGATGACTGCCAATGCAGAAGAACCTAACTTCACTGTGAAGATTGAAAACGGCGATTTGAAATTGTTCTTTGGGGATCACTCCACACATGCCGGCAACTTTGTGTTTCATCCTAGAGTGAAAGGCACACTCAAACGTGCATGGGCTTGGCCTGCTGCACAGGTACACAGCATCTTGAGTTTGACAGGAGACAAGATCATGCGTATCAGCGATGACGGTGCTGCACAGATCACTGTGGATTCAGGCATTGCGGTTTACAACTACATCTTGCCAGCACAATCAAAATGATACAGAATGTGCATGGTGTTGGGCAATATCTAGTGGTCTATAATAACAGCGCAAGTAATTATATAAACAATTACAGCGGATCACAAGGTGTTGGCAATCTAAGATTCAATACCAGTAATCAGACCATGGAGGTGTATGATGGTGTTACATGGCAGAGTCTCAAAATGGGCGAGTCTAGCGTGAGTCTAACACCAGATGCTGTGGAAGCCTTGGATTGGGTAAAGCAAAAACGTGCCGAAGAACGCAAGTTACAGGAATTGTCCAAGCAGCATCCTGCTGTGGCCGATGCTCTTGATGCTGTTGAGCAAGCAAAAACAAAATTAAAAATAATTACAGAATTGGTTTCATGACTCAAGACAATCTAACTGCCAAGCAAAATGACTATGCTGTGTTCTTGCCGGCCATATCTGGCTTTTACGCCACCTTTGTGGGCAAGCAACGAGATCCAGTGAATGGACCTTATGTGGATCCTGCACGTATGCCCGCAGGCATACCGGACATGGAACAACTGAATTGGCTCAACAGTCAAAAAGCACTGTTTCCCTACCGGTGGAGCATGTATTCAGGTGGGCATGCCAATCTAGATTTGAACAAGCAAGACTGGTCAGAGGACATGGTTCGCAATCGTGAGCCAGGCACATTCATGCTGGGCGACTCCGGTGGGTTCCAGATAGCCA